GTCATTTTTTCTTAATCCTCGCTTTCAACCAAAGTTAAATCGTTTCTTTTCAGATGAGATATAGTTACTGATACGCCGCAACATTCACATTTTGGCAGCCTGATTTCAAAGCCCCAATTTGACGCAAAGGAAATATAAACCTTTGTTCCCTTTGGTACTAGCTGCCCCCCGCCGTTCATCAAATCTCTGTCGGTAATGGCGTACTTTCTTATGCAAGATTTAATTTTTATTTTTTTATCAATCATAGTTCCCTCATCTCCTGCAAAAAAACTTTGCCGTCATAATCTACTCCGACAGCTTGAATCTGATAATCGTCGCCGTAACTGTCGAAAAAGATAACTTCTGCCTTGGGGTCTTTGCTTTCAAGTTCTTTCATCAGTTCTTCAACTTTCATTTTTGCACCTTCCTTAATCTAATCTAAACTAACAACGAAAAATCGTTTCCGTGTACCGTCGTTCATTCGTTTTTGTATTTGCTGTTCTGCCAATCCAAATTTACGTATCAGTTCACGATTGAAAGATTTCTTACCGGTGATTTCCCGAATGTTTGAAATTTTACACCAGTCAGTGAACTTTATATATAGGTCATTTGCAGGTGTATTCAAAATTTCTTCAACAGTCATATCAGCTTCATCAACCCAAGTCAAAACCGTTGAATTCTCTATCATGTATTTTTGCTTTGCCTGTTCAACAACTTTCGGCAACGTAAACCGTTTATTTTGTACAAGCCGGCGTAATCCTTTAATAGCTAAATTCAGCAGGTACGACAAAGCAGTTTCACTGGTAATTTTTTCGAAAATCATCGGGTCGTAATCATCGTCGTTTTTTGAAAATTTAGCATTAAACGGAATGAATGTCAGCTTTCTCATCATGCCATCTGTTTTATCAGCAGATCGCGGAATTTCATTCGCGCTAAATAACTGCGTTGCATACGGTTCAAGTGTGAACGGCATTCCGAATTTTCGTTGCACCTGTAACGGCTCACCGCTGAACAGCTTTTTCAATGTACCGGTTTCTTTCAGCGATCCATAATTTATATCGTCGCCGATATTTACCATTTTATTTTCAAGTTCAGCTGTAATGAATGTGCCGGTCAACTGTTCAAGCGAAATAGTGGCGCAATTTTCATAACCAATAAACGTGCGGATCAATTTTAGTATTGTGGATTTACCGTTGCTGCCGCTGCCGTAAAACAAAAATGCTGTTTGAAAAATGTTCTTGTGCAGCAGGCAATCACCAACGATTTCCTCTAAAAGATCAATACATTCACGATCACCGCAAAACACCCGGTTCAACATGTTATCTAAATCAGCTGATTCAGCATTCGGATCATAATTAACCGGTATCCGTTCGAATTCGATTACTTCCGCACTATACGGTAAACTCTTTAGCCTGGTATTTTTCAAATTGACGATAAACGGATCACTTTTTATTTTGCTGCGATCCAGCGCTGTCATTATTTTCATATAGGCAATAACTTCGTTCCGCTCACGCCATTTAATACCCGGATACGCCTCTATCATCTGCCGTTCGATTTGCTGTTGATTTGGCTGATAATAACCGTCACGATATATATAAATCTTATCGTTATAAGTTATTATTTTATCCAATGCCAGCAATTCATCAGCAAAAATATTATGCTCGAATTTGCCGCGTTTTACTTCTTTTTCGGCAAGCTGCGCTTCAATTTCTTCATCGGATTTAAAAGCTTCATCACGTAATATCAAATCAACTTCATACTGCGGCAAAGGTTCGGCTAAAACAAATCTGTTGATAACATTGATCGTTTCTTTAATTTCAGCACGTTTAAAGCCTTTGCTTTGCAAGTATACGATGTATGAAAATAATTCTTGATTGCGTCCGCTGCCGTCGCCCATTTCTTTAAACCGGTAATGATCCCCCGGCTGTGAAACTGGATAAAGCCACCGCGGCACGTCCATGACTTTATCATCGTCACAATCCCGTAACCATTTTCGCATGACGCCGCCGTCTTTGATTTTCACATAAGCATTACGCGAATGAGATCGGCAATCACTGTATATTCCGATCGCAAGACGTGTTTTCGTGAAATTCTTCCACGGTTCAGATGATTTAAACCAAACATGTACACCGCGCGACGTTTGCATGACTTTGCATTTTAAATCAAGATCATCAATAATTTGTTGAATTATTTTCGCGTCACTGACAGTATCGAAATCTAAAACGATAAACGGTTCAGGAACAATCATCGCAAGATTATCAAAGTCCTTTACCACTTTCCAGTCAAGGGCTTTTTCGCCGTCCTTGAAATGGTGAATTGCTTTTTTCTCATCATCTAATACGATATATTTTTTATCCAATATCCCGCCCCCTTTCTTTTTCGATTATCAACACAGCTTCGTTCAATGTCCGCGGGCAATAATGTTTGCCGTTTGATCGAGTAATCCGTATTTCATGGATTTTCTGATCCGGCTGCATACCGTTATTATCAACTTTGCATTCGAAAGCTATAAATTTACCATTCAAGCATATTAGCAGATCGGGAACGCCTTTTGCGGTCATTCCCGATCCGTAAGTATTCACATAATAAATCCCGTTAGCTTTCAAATAACTGATTATTTTTGATTGCAAACGGCTTTCGCGCATTATAAATCATCAAGTGCGTCCAGCGGATCGCCTGTAGCTGATTCAGATTCTTCAAAACCGAGTGCCGGTTCAACATTGGTTAATTTTGTGAAAGTAACTGTTTTGTCGGGATCT